GGCAACGTCGGCAAGTGCGTGCGACGCAGTCTGCCCGTAGTGGTCGAGCGTGGTCAGCGCCTCCCCAACGGTGTCATTCTGGCGATCGAGCAACTCCTGAAGGCGTGTGAGTTCGTCGCTCGCGGTATCCAACTCATCCGCGAACTGCCCCGTCATGCTGCCGGCATCGCCGAACGCAGCCGCAACCGCACGAGCGCCCGCCGACAACGCGCCCCGAAGCAGGTTCGCCATCGGCTGAAGAATCTGCATCGCACCGCGCGCGCCCGCGACGAGGTCTCCGAGGAACTCCGACATCCGATCGAACGCCTCGTTCTGGTCGTTCGTCCCGATGAAAAGCTCGAAGAGCATTCCCTTCAGGGCTCGACCCTGACGCTCTAGAGCCTCCCATTTCTCCTGGCCGTCCTCGCTGGACTGGAAGTAGCGCTCGGTCGACTCCCAGAGCATGTCAACGCCGGTGCGCAGCGCCCCCACGCCCATCGAGAAGAGATTCGCACCCGCCGTCGCGTTAATCAGCCTCGTGTTCAGTCCGCCAATGGCAGACCCCGAGCCTTCCGACGTCGTGCCGAGATCCTCGACCGCATCCTTTGTGGCCCCGAGCGCCTCCTCAGCACCGGAGGAATCTCCGTCGATTTCGATGACTACGCGTGCCACGTCAATCTCCGTTCTTCGCTTCCCAGTCGTTCCACCGCTTCAAAGCTCGCGCCTCTTCGCGAAGATACTGGTCGGCAAGGTCGTAGGTTTCCGCGTCGATGCGATCCGCCGTTCCGTGCGGGTCCGATTCGATGCACCGCGCGATCTCCCGAATCATCGGAAACCACGACCCCGGCGTCGCCAACTGCGATTGGTCGCGGTTCGTGCCGCCAAGTGACCGAGGAGCCTCCGAGCGTCGACGCGACTCGGTCTGCACCCACCACGCGTCGCACGTACAGGGCCGATCGAGGTGTCCGTCGGGGCGATGATCCTCGTGGTCCATCCGCATCGGACAGAACCGAGTGATTTTCGTCGTGTCCGTGCAACTCCAACACCTCTGGTCCGGCTTCGTTACTGCGCGCGCTAGTCCTGCGAGACGGCGCGCGCGACTACGTTTCCCTGGCGAGCCTCGCGCATCAGGCGCCCGCACATGATGATCGGTCCGTCCGGCACCCAAACGTCGCACCACTCCTCGAACTCGTCGCGCCGAGAAGCCGCGTCGAACGTCTCGACCTCGTCGCCGTCGCGAACCACCACCAACACCGCGCGCTCGCGAATCACCGGCAACGTCACACCGAAGAGGTCCTCCGACATGTCCGGCAGTTCAGGCAACCCGCTGTAGTCCGGCTCCCGGTTCTCCTTCTTTGCGGTCGCCCTCTCAATCGCGTACGGCTCCGAAGCAGCCTCGAACGCATCAATCATCGGCTGGATCGCCGTGGTGAACTGTCGAAGTTCCGTCTTCGTTAGACGCTCGACGGTGAACTCGTAACGAACACCGCCGCAGACGACGTCGAACTGATCACGGGCGCGGGTGATGGGCATCGGTCGTGTCTCCTATCAGGCGAGATCCTGGCTCCACATGTCCGTGGATGAGCCAGTCGAGTAGAGGCGAAGCGTGTAGTCCCACGAGCGGTCGCCTTCGTTTTCGGTTTCGCTCGGGTCCATGATGACGCCCTGTGGGCAGGTGAACGTGTGCGGCGAGTCAACCAGCGTGAACGAAACCGCGGTCCCAGCGCGCCAACTCTCGTCGACGTCATAGTCCGCGCCGCTCTGGGCATCGCAGGAGATCGCCAAGGTCGGAGCCACCGCACCGGACACGCGAGCGATCGCATAGCCCGTGTTCGTGCCCGCTGCATCGCCGCCGATCTTCTTCTGGGTCAGCGTGTAGCCGTAGTTCAGCGCGAACTTCGAGATGTTCAGGACGTCTTCGCCTTCGACTTGGTGCGTGACAGTCGCGCCCTCGAATACCGTCGGAAGCTCCGAGTCGTTCGCGTACGTCGGATACGTCGAATAGTTCGCGTTCGCCGTCCCGGTCGCATCCGTGCCAGCGCCGCCGCTCGGCACCGTAATGGTGATCGTCAACGGTCGTCCGACCTCGCCCGATGTGAATGTCACCGTGTCCGTCGCGACCGTCTCGGTGAACCACGTCGCGGAGCCGCGCGCCGTCTCAACAGCCGCCTCCAGGTTCGTCGCCGTGTCGTTTACCGTGCCGCCTGCCGCGTACGTGCCGGTGACGGAGCGCCCGGTGTCGTCCTTGATGATGAACGAGCCGCTACCGGTTCCCGGCGTGGTGACTTGGTGCGTCGAAATCTGCGCGACGTCGTCCGTCGCAGCGCTCGCCGAGTTCACGGGCTGACCGCGAATCTCGAACGTGTCGACGATGATGCCGCCCGCTTCCGCCTCGGTGCTAACCGGAATCGCAAAGCAATTGATCGCTGCCTTCCGCTTTCCGTTGCGCTCGTAGTACGCGATCGTCCCGTATGAACCGAAGAGGCCCTGAAGTCGTCCTGCCGTTGGCGTGAGCGCGATGGTCGAGCCAGAATCGTCAACGACGATCGGCGGGCACATCTTCCACAGTACGTTCTGCTGCCACGTCGACGCGTCGCCAGATGTAACGCTCGATCGTCGCTCGACCTTCACGGTGCAGACGCGCGTAACGGGTCCCGCCAACGGCTTCAAGCCGCCGTCGTGCGCCTCGTCGTGACCGTCTCGAACCACCGGGCCACCTTCAAGAGCCCAGTTGCACTCGATGACTCGAATCGCATCGGTGGTGATCGTCGGAGCCGTGAAACTCGAAACGGTCGCGTTGTTCGCCTGAAGGTAGGCGTAGAACGTGCCGCGCTTGGTTGTGATCGCTGTGCCCATCGTGGACCTCTTAGGTGATGGTGATTCGGTAGGGGTTTTGATGCACGACGCCGCGCACGTTCGCAGCCAGCGCCCAGACGCCGCCCTTCGAAAGTTGGAACGGTGGCGAATACTCGATCGTCTGCGGCTGGTAGCGAATGACGCCCGCCGTCGACGACCCGCCCGCCTCGCGCATGTACGAGTGCAACACGAGTTCGACCGACTCCGCAAGAACGTAGAGCGAATTCGCGAGCTTGCCGGCCTGAGACATCGCCGAGACCGACTGAGCGGTGACAGCCAGAGCAACCAGCATCGAAAGTTCGCGCTTCGCTGAGTCGTGGCGCGTCATCGTCTTCGAGCCCGTCAGCGCCAGAATCGCGGTCGTGCCCGCGCGCTGCTCCGGTAAACTCTCGATTCGTCGGTAACGCTCGGGAACCTGCACCGTAAGCGACAAGTCAGAGTTCCGCGTTGCGAGTTCGTCGGCGAGGTACAGTCCGAGAACGCTCTCGGCGTAGTCTAGAACCTCCGGCGCTCCGTTTGTCGTGGGGATCGCCATCGTCAGTTCAGGGTCGGAAAGCCACGGGCGTTGTTCACCGTCGAGACCACGTCCGCAGAACTAAGGCCAACCGTCGTCCGTCCGAACGACTGCGCGACGAATCCGGCAAACGCGCTCGTCGACTCCTGCACATCGTCGAGGAACTGCCGGTCGGTCAGCGTCAGCTTCCGTTGTGGGATGGGCTTCGACCCGCCCCACTTCGGACCGGTGCCCGTGCCGCGCTCGTGATTCAGTGCGCCTGGAGCATTCGTGCCGAACTCTGCGCGGCGGGGGGAGATGTCCGCGACGTTGTGCGAGTGCCCCGCCTCCGTCATCGACGGATACAGCCGCTCGCGCCCGCCTTTCCAGTCCCAACGCAGGAGGTCTTGCGCCGTCATGTCCCAGCCAAGGATCATCCCCTTCACGAACGGGTATTGCGGCCCTTCCGCCTGCTCGTAGGTCGGCCACGTGCCGAAGCCCGCGGTCGAGTACATGCGCCGAGCGTTCGCGAGGTAGCTCGGGTGGATGAACGCGAATAGCGGCGAGAGATCATCGACAGCGGAGATCGCAATCTCGATCGCCTCTTGAACCTCGCCGGCGTCCGTCTTCAGCGTGAGGAATCCGGTCGTCATGGCCGCCTTCCCTTGTTCAGCCAGCGCGACAGTCGGTCCTCTTTCGCCATTCGCGTTGCGCGGTTGTTCCGTCGCGCCGTTGATGCCGATGTCTGAACCTTGCCCGCCGTGCTCGATGCCTGCTCGCCCATCTCACGGATGCGCTTGCGCAGCTCGTTCTTCAGCCGGTCCGCTTGGTCGAGGTGATGCTGAGCCATCGATCGCCCGTCCTCATCGGGTCGCGTCGCTTCGTAGAGATACGCCTTGCCGAGATGCTCGCAGATGAGCGCGGAGATCTGGAACGTCTCCGAGTTCTCGTCCGTTACTCCGTCCGGCTCGATGTTCAGCGACCGGACGAACGCATTCACACGACCGACGCGGCGCTTGTACGCCGCTTGGCCGTTAGTCAGCGTCGGAACCGAATCCGAGTCCAGCGTAATGCCGAAACCCTCGGCAGCGAGAGCCGCGAGGGTCGTTCCAAAGTAGTTAAGGGCTAGCGCCACGGCTTACCCCCTTCGGCTACGGCTCTTCGATGCCTTCTTCGCCTGACCGCGATTCTTCGCCTCGGACTCGATGGCGCGCTCCTCTTCGAGAAGCCACCCTCGATCCAACTCTCGAGTGCCGCTATCGACGCGCGAACCCCAGGACGACCACTCGCCATGCGGAACGAGTTCACCCCGCACGGGCAGCGTACACGGCCCGGCTGGATATGCGTTCTGGTAGCGGTACTCGACCGACATCAGTCAGCCTCGGGGGAAAGACCGAACTCGGGGTCCATCTTGTCGAGGTCATCGAGCGTTGAGAACTCGTCCTCGTCTTCGTCCGCACCATCAGCGCCGTACGCATCGAGGCTGTCGAAGAGTCGCGCGCGGAGTTCCGACACGCCACCGGACGAATCCAGCCCGCCGTACTCGCACAGAGCGACGAGCCCCGACTTCGAGAACGCCTCGAACCCCTCCGCAAGTTCGGCAAGGTCCGAGATCGACAGGAGCGCCCACGCGGGACCGTCCTGACCGCCCTCGGTCGGCGACTCTGCGACCGGTCCGTCGTACTCGCCCAGAGGGACGAAGAACTCGCCGATTCGCTCGCGAGCGCGCGCATCGATGTCCGAAGGGCCAAACGGCACACGGTCGCCGGGGGACACCCGAAGGCGCCGCCCGTTGACCGTGACACTTCCACCGGTCGGGCCGGTGTAGATGTGCGTTGCCTCAGGCATCAGCTGACGCCGTCGAGAAGGTAAGCGAAGTTACCAGCGTTATCCGGTCGGAGAACGCCGTACGCCATCTCGACGTAAACGCCGATGGAGTTCGGGAACTTCTCGGGCGTGTACTGAACGACTCGACCGAGCGCGCCCTCTTCGCCGAACGTCGGGGTTCGGATGAAGCCGCCCTCCATGTCGCCGTTCGAGACGAGCACGAGCGCGATGTCCGCGTTCATGTGCTCGGCGGTGGTGCCGGCTGCGTTCTGCGTTCGACCGCCGTACACGACAGCCTCGATCGGAACCTCGAACGCCTCGTTCCAGAAGTTCTCGACCGCGCCGCGAGGACTGAAGCCGACCTTCAGAGTCGCGTCGTCGGAGATCGCAGAGAAGTCCCGCACCTGGTTGTGCAGACTCAGTTCTCGGGCGATGCTGCGCGGGTAGACCGCACAGATCTTGTAGTCCTCGACGTCGATGCCGAGCGACTCCAGCTGCGCGAGACCCGCGTTCACATCGGTGATGAGGTCCGACGTTACGTCCGAAACCTGCGCCGGCGACCCGTCGACGTTGTCGGCGAGGTAGTTCGCCGAGTTCGAGAGGTACTGGCCGATCGTGTAAGCGTGGTGCTTCGCAGCCTGACGCGAGATCTTCTTCGTGTACTCCTCGACGATGTCGATGCCCTTGGCGTCGAACTTCGCGATCTCCTTCTCGTGGAACGTCATGTCCGCGAATCGGTAGAAGTCGATCGATCCCGTCGCCGTGGTGATGTCCAGACCACCGCGGCTCGGGGCACCCTTCCAGCCCTTCTTGACGAAGGCGTTACGGGTGCCCGCCGTGTACGGCAGGGAGTTCTCGTTCCAGTGATGCCACTCCACCTGGTCGGACTCCACCGACAGGGCAGGGGCGACGTCGAGACCGCGCGCGGACTTGGTGCCCTGTCGCTCGGCGAAGAGGCCGTCGAGATCCTCGCGGGTGACGGCGTTGCTGCTGATGTGGTCTGCCATTGGCTTTGTGACTCAGTGAGGGGTGGTGAGAGGTGAGGAGATCAGTCCTTAATAACCAGCGCCGAGACCACGGTGGCCGACACCTTCGAGAACTCAATGACCGCGCTCTCGTTCTGCGAGATGACGAGGTCGCTGCCGGTGTTCGTTGGCGTGACTCCGGAGCCCGCCGCGAGGGTGATGGCCTCCGCTGCGTCAGCAACGTTCGTGTACTTCACACGGAAGGACGAGCCGTTCGCCGTCAAGCCGCGAGCCGTCATCGCGAGGATGATATTCGCGGCGGTATCCGTCGTGTCGGTCACGGCGCCACCGCTCGGGTCGCGGGCGATTTCCACGCTGAAGAGTTCGTCGGCGGTGATCGTGTGCGTCGTTGCTTCGGTGATCTGTGTCGGAGCAGCAGCCCACGCGGCGGTCGCCTGGAAGCACAGGCCGAGGTCGAGGGTGAAGGTCGCGTCCTCCGCGGCGGTGGATCGCGCCTTGCCCCAGATGAACTGGCCCGGCTGGATGATCGACGCCGTGATGAAACGACCGCGGTCCGTGCCGCTCGCCGCGTACTCGCAGACAATCCAGTCGCCGTCGGTGACGCCGCCCGTGCCGGCCTTCGCCTCAATGAAGCCGCCGAGGCTCGGGTAGACGAGTTCCAGCTTCTCGGTGGTCTCCGCGCCCTGCACGATGACCGCGACGTGCTCGTCCCGTCCGAGCTGGGCGGTGACGAACGCATCGGTCAGCGATGCGACCTGCCACGCGGTGCCGTCGAAGTACGCGCCATGTCCGGCGTACGAGGAGAGGTCTTCGCCAGGGGTGGGATCAGCGAGACCCGCGTCAGTGCATCCGATTCCGTATTCGTTCATGGTGTCCGCTCTCAGGCGAAGGGGTGGAGAAGTGGTTGAATCAGTTGATCGAGGCGCGTGCTTCGCGCTTCAGTGCCGCCGATGCAGCCGAGAACGAGCAATCGTGCTCGGCGCGGTAGCGGGCGATGAGTTCCTTGTTCGCCGCGACCTGCTCGTTCGTGCTCGGCATCACCGAGAAGACGAGGTCCGTGCTGGCGCTCTTCGGGGCGCGGTGCTGACGACCGGAGCCGTCACGCTGGTCACGGCTGAGCTTGCCCCAGAGGGAGTCGAAGGTTTCCGGCGCGTCTTCGTACTGCGAGCAGAGCAGCTCGAACATTCCGGCGTTCTCATCTGCCGAGAAGTCCACGCGGATCTTGTCCTCGCGTGCTCGGTCGAGGATCGAGCGCTTCGTCTCTTCGCGCTTTCGGTCGGCGACATGCGCCGAGAAGTCCGCGCGGAGCGCCTTGTTGTCCGCCTTCAGCACTGCAAGCTCGGCCATAGCCATTTTGTCGTAGCCGTACCCGGCGTCAACCTCGGTAGGCTCGAGGACCGCCTTCATAGCGGCCATCTGCTCAGCGGTGGGCTCGACCTGTCCGTTCAGCATCGCTTCGACGGCGCCGACTTCGACGCCCGCAGCCGTCGCCATGTTCGAGACGAGTTCGGAACGGTCGCCCGGTGCGTCTGCTACCATGCGCTGAAGTTCGGTCGGCTCAGCTTGCTCTTCGGCGAGCTTCAGCTTCGCGACCACGCGGTCGGCGATCGAGTCGAGTTGATCGTCGGAGAGTTTCGGATTTTGCTCAGCCATTGATTCGCCTTGGGCGGTGGTTTCAGAGAGTCGGAGGTGTTCCGTTTCCTCGATGGGACGGAGGTGCTTCAAGTGGGGTTGAGCGCAGCCGCTCATCTCGCGGAGGAACGCCGACCAGTTGATCAGCGGTTCGTTGGTCTCGGGGTCAAGCCGCTCGTCGCGTCGAATGATGCTTAGGCCGAGTGACGAGAACCGAAGCTGTCCCTCGTCTTTCAACTCACGCCCGAACGGGGTGAGTTCGACGCCGAACATGATGGCCTCGGGCTCCTCGATTGCGACGCCTTGCGCTGCGAGGTCTGCTTGCGTGACGCGTCGAACCTGCCGGACCACGCCGGCGATCGACGTCTTGCGTCCGCGGTTGTGCCCCGCCATGTCTTCGTCGACCTGGTAGTTCGGCTGATGTCGCGCTTCGTTGATCTGCGCGGACAGTCCCTCGAACACCTCGCCGAAAATCACCTCATCGTCGAACGGGTACGGCTTTCCGTCGTACTCGATACGGGCTCTCGACAGTCCGTGGACCCAGAGAAGCCCCTTCGAGTCTTCGTAGGGGCGTCCAGCGAGATTGATGGTGATCGGCGTTGCGGTCATGCGCTAGACGGTACGAGTCGCGCGGCGTGACGCAATTCGGCGGAAGACCCTAGGCGAAGGCAGCGGCGCGCATTCTGAGCGCGTCACAGCGCGAATCGTGTCCTCGGCGGTTTCGCTCGTCCGGTCCTTCGACCGGAGGTACAAGACATGAGCGACACTGCCGCCCAACGGCTCCGACGCATCGACTAGGCCCGCTCGACGCTGCCCCGCCCCGTACCTCCTCGGTCGAATCGGTCCAGCGCCCGCCCCAAAAGAATACTCGGTGAAAATAATCGTACGAATTATCTAGACGCACCATTCTGACCGTGTTAGTGGTCTTCTCATGGTGAACAACACCAACGGCATTCGCCGCCCCCTTAACCCCCAAGCAGCTATGATCGATCTTTCGATTTGGCACGAGCCCGGCGCCGCTTATGGCGATTGGGCCTATGAGTGTGCCTTTCTTAACCCGAACGGTACGGTGGAGTCTGTCTACTTTGCCGGCTCGACCTCGGAGGAGGGCGCTCTTGCCCTCGCTGAGAAATGGGCGCGCAAGGGCGCCGACGTTTCGATGGTGATGGAGGACGACTCCGAGCGCGTCTGGTAGCGCCACCCATCCTCACCGCCCCGCCCCGTGCGTTAGCTACGGGGCTTTCGCGGTGTAACCCTACCAGCAACGAGGAGACGCATGAAGACACGAGCACGAGGCAAGTACACGCGAAAGCCGGGGCGCACCTACGGACGAAAGCCCGACGACGAACTAGACGCCGCAACCCGGTCGGCGGTTGCTCGACGGATGACAAGGCTGGCACGATGAGCGCTCTCTCGTGTCGCTGAACGGCACCGTCGGGCCAGTGTGCCGCCAATGATGCACTAAGCGCGCAGGACAGTTGAAGGCCGCGCGTGGTCGAGCGGTACGTCTAGCCGACGATCTCGATGAAGAGCGTCGCGCGGCGATTCGTCCCGATAACCTCGACGACATGATCGACGTTTTTGCCTAACGAGCGACGAATCATCGCGAACGAAAGACCCGTGACCGACTCGCCCAGCACAAACATCAGGTCACAAAGCCTGCCGTCGTCGTCAACATCTGCCGACGCGACGCGCTTGTGGCTCATCGATCGCACATCCGGCGAGAAGTAGAAGTGGACTCTCACCGGCAAAGCTCATCCTCAATGTCGGCCAGCGACGAGAAGCGAACACGAAGCGACGACATCTCGAGACCACCGACCCGCGCATACCGCAGAAGGTGACCGCACCGGCAATTCGTTCGCCCGTCGCAGTCGGGGTCAGGACACGTTGCGTCGGGGTCGTCTACGAACTGCTGTACCTCGAGAGGCGTGCGAAGGCTCCACGTCTTCCCGCTGACGCCCGAGTCGCGGCGCTTGCACGTTGGGCACCGTCCCTTGTCGTTGACGCTCGTGCGGAACGCCTCGACGGGCACCAGCTTCGAGCCAGGCAGCGCCGCCCCGATGATGCGTCCCATCGACTCGGCGCGATTGGCGATCTTGCTCCCGTGCGTCGAGAGCCCATCGCGACCGATACGCGAGACCACCGACTGAACCGGGACTTGCGCCTCGAACTGGTCGAGCACGTCCTCTTGTACCCGACGCGCGGCGATCTCCCCCTGCCGCTCGATGCCCTGGCGCATCGATGCAACCTGCTCGGCGGCGAACCTCCGAAGGTCGCGGACCGCATCCTCGTCCGGCTCACCGACCACCGGCCTCGACCTCTCGCGCTCTCTTGCCCCTGCCGCCTCCGTCATCTGCTCGACGGCGAAGACATGGTCGAGAATCAGGTCGGTGTACTCTTCGATATACTGAGCGAGGACCACGTCGAGCAGCTGCTTCCGTTGCTGGTCCGTCAGTCCACCGGAGCCGCTCAGCGCTTCGCGGAGATCGCCAACGTGCTTGTCGCGGAGGTCCTCCATCCTGAAGCGGTACTCCATCTCGAGTTCCTGTCGCTGAGCGTCGTTGCCTGCCCACTCGACGATCTGCTCGACGTCGGCGAACTCGCGGAAGAACTCGATCGGCTTTCCGTCCGCGTCGAGTTGCTTAGCAGTTTCCGAGAACATCGCGTCGAAGCGCTGAGACTCAACCCAGCGACGACCGGAGTCGCCGCCCCAGAGCAGCCAGGCGATATTCGCGGCGCTCGTCGGGTCCTCGTCCCTCGACTTCTCATCGACGGCGTGACGGGCGAAGAAGGAGCGCATCCTGCCAATGGTCTTCAGTGAGACATTGCCGTTCGCGAGGTCACGAGCCCGCGCAACCCCGACCTCCGTGCCGCCGCGCCCGTGCTCCCTTCGAAGCTCGAGCCCGCGTCGAGCGTTCGCTCGCACCTTCTCCGGTGGTGAGAACGAATCCTCCGCCATGTCCAGAGACTCGACTGGGTCCGGTTCGTCTTCGACCGCCTCTTCGATCGTCGGTGTCGGAGCCGCTGCAGTCTCGCGGCGACTCGCCAGTTCGTTCGTCTTGACCGCGACCATCGCCGAGACCGTGTCCTCCGACAGTCCGAAGCGCTCGCCGAGTTCCTTCGTCAGTTCAGGCACCACCGGGAAGATACCCGCCGTCACGCCTGCCTGAATGCCGGTCGTCAGTTCTGCCGGGTCCGCAACGTCCTGCTCCTCTCGCACGCACAGAGTCGGAACGCGAACCTCTGGCCCGTAGCCAAGGTCGGTCGCGATGTCGCGGTACATCAGCGAGATCCCCGCGCCCATCATGTTGAGCACGCGCCGCCACCGCTTGCCGTCCTGCACGCTGAGCGTGTCGCCGAGAGCACGAGAACCGCTGCCCGCCGTCAGGCCGAGCGATGCCACCCACGCGCCGATGACGTGATCAACCTGCCCGTCGACGTACTTCCAGATCTCCACCGGATTCGTGCCCGAGGCCGTCGGAGAGTGGAACGCTAACTTCATGCCGTGCGGGATGAACCCGGACAACTGCTGCCCGGCCTCGATTTCGTCCAGCGCCCGTTCGATTTCGTCGATCGTCTGCTCGGCGGCTCCCGGCTCGGTCTCCTCCATCGCGAACATGCCGGCGTCCAGCCGACCGCGGCGCGCCGTCGATTGCGCCAGTTGCCACGCGAGTTCCACGATGAACCCGAGAGAGCGCATCGGCGTCCATCCCTCGTATTCACCCGAAGCACCGAGCGGGCAGACGAAGACCAGGCGCTCGGCGGGAATCAGATGCGTGCCGCCGTCGACGCTCTGCTTGATGTGCGTCAGACCGAACTGGTCATCATCCTTGTAGTCCTGAATCGACGATGGGTGAACGTGGTACAACTCAAGCCGCATGCCGTCGCCGTCGACCGCGCTCTCGTCTTCCCACCACGACCGCTCGAAGGGGGCCGCGCCGTACTTCAAGAACGAGGCCGCGTTCGTCAGGAACTTCGACCACCCGCCCTGCAAGCCCGCAATCGACTGGTTTAGGTCCGTCCGCATCTCGTCGAAGAGGATGCGATTCAGCCGCTCGCGAAGCTCAGCCTCTTTCGGTGTCTCGTCCTTGCACGCCTGATTTTCCCACGGCGCATCGATCACCCCGAGTTCCACATCGAACCACGCTCGAGCGGCTCGCGGGTATCGGTTGATGATCTCATCGACGAATCCGGCACGACCGGCGATGCCTCGCCACTGGTACGCGAAAAGCTCTCGCTCTCGGACGCGGGCTCGACGAGTGACCCGCGCGAAGCGGGGGACGGGTGGGCGAGCGATGCGAGCCATTTCCACGGAACGTCGCATTGCCTCGCGGCTGCTATCGGTGATTTCTGCCACTGAGTCTTCTCAATCTATCGGCTCCGCGGGTCTCGCGTCTGCGAGGTTTGCGCTCTTTCTCTGGCCCATCAACTCGGCGGAAGGCCCTAGAACGCCAGTGGTTGAGCATCTGCGTTGCCGTGTCCGCTTGGTCCATGAACTTCGCAGGCATCGAAGAGGTGAGTTCGTGAATCCAAATCTCCACCGTGTTGTCGGCGTCAGCGCTCGGGAACTCATCGGGAAGCCGGATGTTTCCAGCCTCGAAGATGGGCGACACCGCGCGGAGTCGCTCGACCTTCTCACCGTCATTGGCGCCGACACGCACCGGAACAACGCCGGGCACCTGCTCGGCAAGCACCTCGACGATCGCCAACCCATCGCCCTTCGCTTCGACGAGCTTCCGCGTTGCCCGGGGCCAGCGCTTCGCCATCGCTTTGAGTTCGGACACCGTCTCGACGAATGACCACCGACCGCGGCGCTGATCAACGAGCCAGAATGTGGCCTTGTGCCGTACCCACACCTGAATCACCGCGTAAGCGCTCTTCGGGTTCTTCGAGCCTGCCTTCGGGTCAACGCTGATGCACCACTCGCCCTTGTCGACGACGACGGAGGGCAGTTCGCGGTATCGCTCTCGCTGGTTTACCCATGCCCGCTTGATGACGCCGCCCTCGACCGGCGATGGATTCTGGTTCTGCTGCGTCTCGAAGTCACGAGCGCCGAGCGTCTGCTTCAAGAACGCGACCTCGTCAGGCCCCACGCGCACCGGATCGAGCAATTCGCCCGGCTCTTCTCGCGGGTCCTCCCAGCCGATGACAGTCACGCACGAGCGCTTCGGGTCGTACTCGAGCGGCAAGGACAGCACCTCGAAGCCCCACTCGCGCGCAAGCGCTGACGGGTCCTCCATCCCGGTTCGTTGCTGGACGTGAATCCATCGAGCGGTCCGCAAGTCGTTTACGCGTGTCGGCAGCACTCGACGGAAGTGGTCGAGCGCTCGCTTTCTCGCCGGGTCCGAGTACGCCTGCTCCACGTCGAGGAGGTCGTCGGTAATGATGGTGTCGCCGCGGTGACCGGTGACGGATGCGCCGACCGAGAGCGCGACCATGTGCCCGCCGCGCGTGTTCTTGAAGAACACCTTCTCCGCTTGGTCTTCGGCTAGCGTCCAGCCCTGCGCCGGGTCCCCCTCGTGCCCCTTCGATTCGCTGAGCGCCCACCCTGAAGCGAACAGGCGCTGATAGTCGGGGTCGGTGATGATGTCGCGCCGCCGCCCGCTGTCGCGCTTGCTCAGCCCGTGCGAGTGCGTCGAGCAGAGAAGCCGCCACGATGGATTGCGCGCCCACTGCCACGCCGGCCACATGACCGCGCAGGAGACGGACTTCGTGAACCCGGTCGGCATTTCGACGGACAGGCGCTTGATTTCACCACGGGAGACGGCTTCCAGATGCTCGCAGATGGCGTCGAGGTGCCATCCCCATTCGAGGAGCGCCCCCGGCTCGATGATGTTCCACGCCCAGCGATAGAAGACAGAGAACTCATCGACGGCTCTCACCGCCATCTCTTGCTCGAAGGCGATGAGATCGCGTGAGTTGATGCTGATGCGGCGTATGTCTTGGTCTCCCACCGTCATCTCGCGCTTGTCGATCTCCTCCGTGCTTTCCGCGATGCGCCTGGTCACTTCGGTTCTCGAAACAAGTGCGGACCGATGAGACGACCGACGTCCTCACTGGACGCGGCTGCACCAACATAGCGAAACACCGCGCACGGTCGACCCTGTGCCAAGGTGTCTTCTCTGGGACCATCGGCGCCACCGATACCTGTTCCGCTGGTAGGAGTCATCGACTCACCCGGCCTAGATCGAAGCGTCCACTTCATCGATCGATCAAACGCTCGAATCAGTGATGGATGTGCCGGGTAGGTGTGCAACAGGACTCGACGAGCACGGTACGCGGACCCCAACGCATCAACCAACACGAAAGCAAGACCAAGCCCTTGCCAGTCTGGAAGGGTGACCAGCCTCGAGACCTTGGCGATCCGCAGCTTTCCCGTTGATGGCTGGTTCATAATCGCAGCGATCGACGCAATGCGCCCTTCAACGAATAACGCGAAGAAACGCGCTGACATGTGAACGCTACTCGTCAGATAGTGAAACGGAGCGAACAGTCGCCACGCTTCACGTCGAACCGGGCGGATTTCGACGTTAAGTTCTGGTCGTCGTCGTTGAACCCACCTCCCGGCGAGGTACTCGCCCGTAGCAGGTCTAAACACCCAATCGGGCCTCAACCACTCCTCCACGTCCTCATGACATGAGATCGCAACGAACTGCACATCATTCCGACGAGCGTACTTCTGCACCGCATGAGAGCCGATCTTCGCCACCTGACGGTCAACGACCGACGTGAACTCGTCCATCACCAACGGTCGGTCAGGCGTTGACTCAACCAGAGCGCGAGCCAATCGAACTCGAAACTGTTCACCATTGGATAGCATCCGAAACGGCGTCACCCAGTTCGGGATCGTATTGAACCCCACCGCGGAACACGCAGTCGCGATGTCCTCCACTGAGAGGCTATCCGAGAAGTCATCAATCACGGATTGAGAAGACCACTCGAATGATGGGTCAACATCACCGAACAACGCTCGCGCGCACTGAGTTTTACCCGAGCCGGAAGGCCCGACGATCAGTCCGACGCTCCACGACTCTAACTCATCGAACGGAACGCTTGCTGTCCATCGCATCTCTCGACGCTCCGTCAGAGGCACGTCGAACATGGACGACACCTGACGCACCCTCATCGTCAGGTCGATGTCGTGCGAGACTACAAGATCAAGATTTGGCATTCGTGGCCCTCCTTTATAAGACGCTCTGCTAAGCGTCGTTGCGCGTCTTCGTCCGCCAGTGTGACAACCACCTTGTAGGACAACGACCCCAATGAAGGGTCAGTCGTTCCACCCCATGGGTCGTCGTCTGACTCTGACTCTTCATCTGAATCGAACCCGAGCAACTCCACGTCGAAGCCTTCGGTGAACAACTCGCCCACCTCGAGCGGCAGGAGTTCGGTGTCCCATCCGGCATTCATCGCCAGTTGGTTATCAGCGATGACGTACGCGCGGCGCTGAGTCGGCGTCAGGTGCGACAGCCGCACGACCGGGACATTCTTCAACCCGAGGGACTTCGCGGCCATCAGGCGGCCATGGCCGGCCACTATGCCGAGTTCGTCGTCGATCAGCACCGGATTCGTGAATCCGAACTCCCGCATAGACGCCGCTATCTGCTCGACCTGCTTCTCCGAGTGGGTTCTCGCGTTGCGGTCGTATGGAACAAGGTCCGACACTGCGACGAGTTCCAGCCCGTCGGGGATTGTCACGCTCATTTTCTTTCTACTCATTTTCCCGTCCTGGCCAATTGCAACCATCGAATTCAAGACTGACCGACACCAGTGGGCTTTCAGCAAGCCGTCGGATGATGTCCCGCGCTTCGATCAGGTTATCCACGATGCCCCCTCTCGCGGTCGAGAGTCCACCGAACGAGACCGATCTCTCTCGACGTAAACTCTGCCTTCAGCACGCGCGCGCCCTGGGTTCCGAATACAACCCATCGCCCTCCGCCGCAGTGCTCAACGCAGCGAAGTTGCGCCGGGACGCCGTTTCCGTAGATCAGATGCGCGAACGCATGCTCCGCCGCGATGAGCCATGCCTCGTCCATGTTGTCGGGCGTGTAGCGCAGCGGGGCCATCTTGTTGGCGCTATCTAGCGCGTCCTCACTCATCGCCGCCACCGGAGTACAGGTCAACGAGCGGCCCCGTCCTCTTCACCCAGTCACCCAACTCGTCGGTTCGGCCTCGGGCGTAGCCGGTGAGCGCCCAGAACGCAGCCGCAGTGGCTCGCATCCACGGCGTTTCGATGAAGTAGAGTGCCAGCGCAGCAAGCGCCATGATGACGATCAGCGAAACAGTTGCTTTCATCCTTCCTTCCTCTTCGTCTCGGTGGCGGTGACGTCGATGACGCCAGCAAGGCCCGTTTCTGGAACTTCGTATCCGAACGCGCGGGCTACGCGCTCGAACCGGGCTCGGCGTTCGTCTGGACTCATCTGCGCCGTCAGCACTTCGAGGCGCTTCGGCTGACCGTAGCCCCGCGACTTGCCCTTCGTTTCGAGCAGGTAGCGGATCGCCTTCATGTCGCCGGCCAGCATGTTCTCGATCAGCTTGTGCTCGGCGGTGTCGAGGAGGATCTCCACGGCGTCGTCGAAGGCTGCGCGGATCTCCTCGTCCTGCTCGATCCACCGAGTGAGCGTGTCGCGGTTGATCTTCAGCTTGCGCGCGATCGTCGTCTTGATGCCCATGCCGCGACCAATGGCGTCGAGGACCTCTTCGCGCCTCGCTTCGAGCTTCGGGTCTGTCTTCACGATGTCGGTCATGTGCGCGCCTCTGTGGCTTCAGCGAACGTGCGTCCGTCGTCAAAGAGAGTAGCAGACGATCCGGTGAACGCCTCCCAGCGCCGGAAGAGGTCGCCCACTGCGACGAGTTCCAGCCCGTCGAGGATCGTCACCTTCGTCTTCTTCCTGCTCACTGTTCACCTCTCCCGAATGGTTGGTTCGTCACTGTTCAGATCTCTTTGGACGTGCTGCCACGCTGGTTGCAAGGCTCCCACGCGCGCGAACTGCCCTCGGCTCACGAGTCACCTCTCGACCACGTACCGCCGCGAGCGCAGATGACGCGCCCAGAGAGGTAGTCTCGGACGACGACCTCTTCCGCGTCTGCCGTTTCCTCAGCGATGTCCTCCATCGAAGAGGCGCAGAACTGCCAGAACTCCAATTGTCCGCGACGGCTGCGACGCATCATGTCGACGCTGTAGTCCGGCCATGAGTCGGCGCAGATCTCGACCTTCATCGCTTCTTCCGTCGTCGTGCCTTCGCGGCGTGTTCATCGGTCTTGCCTGTCTCCATCACCCAGTCGATGAACTCGGCGGGCGCGGGGTCGTGCTCGGCGTTCCTCTCTGCGAATGCGATGTCCTCTCCCATCTCGATCGCCTTGCGGGTCCACCACGACTCGACGGCCTCGGTGAAGGTGTCGATCGTCTCTCGGTAGAAGGCGGCAGGGGCGCCGGTTAGGTCTTCCGCTTCCTCGTCGGAGTAGAGAACCCAGAGGGCGCACCGAGCTGCTCGGAGTTCGGCGCGGAGTTTGGCCGGCTCGGTAGCCTTGCGGACGGTTTCGGTCTTCCTGCGAGCTTCTGCGACGCGTTCGACGAGGAAGACGACATCGTCGGTGGATGCCGCTGCGGGGTCTCGAGCGATGATGTCGATTCGTCGCTTCCACCCGGTGGGCCCGGTGCGTCTGGTGATGTTCAGACGCTTACGGGCGGCGCGTACGTCCTCCTCTTCTACGCCGATCCGTTGTGCGATAACCTCGTCTCTGAGAACGCCGAGACCTGAGACGTTTTCCCACTGGACTTCCACCCCTGGGGAAATCGGCTTGCACGCTGGAATACCTCTACGGTTTCGCTCGGACCGGACGGAGCGCTTCGAGCAGCCGACCTGCCGTGCGATCGCGGAATCAAAGACCTTTCCGAAAAGGTGCTCGACGTCGGTCCAGTCGATACGATTATGGCCGGGCTGAGCCCCAACCTTTCTGGGCTCTTCAATCACTGGCCGCTCATGTATCTTCTCTATCAGCGGTAGGAGGTCGTTCTATGTCGCGTACTGTCAGCGCACGGATATCGCAACATCAGAAAGGCATCTCCCCTTCGCTCATCGGCAACGGGTAGAGTCTTGCCAGCTCTGACTGACGTATGGCGTAGGCTGGATCTCCATAGCCTGCATCGAACACCGGCCAATTGCGAACGGTCGAGATTGGAATCACTGGTGACAACCAGAACTCCGCGCGTTCTACGGACACAAGGGCGATCACGATCCCGACGACAGACGGTCGATCTGCCTGCCCTTGATTTACGAGCGCCCGGGGCCGGCCCATCGGTGCGGCCTTCACATCGACGCCTATTCGCGTGTCCGTCTTGGGTGCGTTGTGCCCATTGGTGAAGAGGGTGAGTGAGTCAACGCCAAGGTCTGGCCGATGCTCTCGTGCAATGCGTTCACCTAAGACCCCGAGCACGTCGCCGCGTTCGTTCTGCTCGCCCCCTCTGTCGGAGCGTCTAGCGCGACCTGGGTTCGATTCAGTCCTTGCGTGTGCGATTGTCCGAGCCGCATCTACCCATGCGCGAGGGAAGCGACCGTATATCGCTGGGCCCTTAACCATTGCCATCACTTCTCCCTTCTGTCGGCAGGCGCAGACATGGGTGTCCTATTTCGTGACATTTCCCGCCAGCGTGGATGCGTCGTTCCGTGAGGGGCGGCGTGTCCTGCGCGGGTCCGCTCTTTGCCTTTGGGGGCAACCGCTACCCCGCAACACCCTCGGCGATCGCTAGCCGATTTAGGTGGTGCGGCGTCCGTGCCTCGGACGTTGTCTCTATCGTCTCGAATGGGCACTACGGCTGACCTACTACGGAAAATGGCGTTTTGTCAAATGGGGCGTTTTTGGTCACCATACCCGCCACCTCTCGAAGTCCACGACCTTGCAATAGAACTGCGCGCGCGGGTGATCAGTCCTCTCCGTCAGAGGTATGCGGTGGCACTTCCCATCGGCGTCCTTCACTTTCAGCGCCTGCCCGTTGCGGGAGATGCCCAGAGCGGTGAGGATTCCACGCGGAGACTGAATGCGATCCCCAGGGAATACGCGCGAGTATCTCCAGCCCCAGTCAGCGCACATCGGGCAGCGGCCATTACTTGGGAGACAGTCGCAGTCCACGCGGATGTGCGGCTCTCCCACGACGGCTACCATTGCGTTTTCGGTTTCAGCCATTCTTCACCTTTGCAAGCGGCGTCCCGGTGTGAGTCTTGGTTCTCTCGATGAACCCCCACGCGCTAAGGTCTGCCAGTCGTCGGCGCACCACGTTGGGTTGCAGGCGCAGCCGATCGGCAAAGCTGATCGAGTAAGTCGGCACCCATTCGCTGCCCGACAGCTCGGCGCTGTGCTGAATCTCTAGGTAGATGCGCAGCCCCGTGAGGCCGGTGCGATCCATGACGTCCTGTAGCGTACTCACTCTGCCTCCTCGACCTGCGCGACCAGCCACCGAGCGGCAGCGATGCGGGAAAGGCTGACATGCCTCCCGTGCGCGTGACGTGCCGTCCATGCAC